AAGGTATAATCTATATTCCCCAGAGAAGATCCATCTTCTGCCCGAGCTTTAACTGCTTCTTCACTCACGGTAAATACCGGTTTCTTAAGTTCTCTGGAATCTTCTTCTCTTGACCATACTTCTACTGCTTCATCAAATTCTTCTTCGGTAGCGATTGAGGCAAATCCTATAACTTCATCTTCTTCTAATAGTTCTTTATCGATCTGTATCTGTTCTTCTTTTCTGGCAACAATCCTTCCTGCCTGAGTTCCTGCTCTCACCATATTAGGAAGTTGTAATAGAAAAGTAGCCTGTGCTGTCTGTTTTACAGTTTCAATCATGGCACTTTGCCAATCCTCTAAATCTTCCGGTTCAAATTCTGTACCTTCTAGTTCGTTTGTAAACTCTTTGGCTATCTCATTAGCTGTTCTCTGGATTATTTCCTGAGAAAGTTCTTCAAATATTTCTTCTCCGGTTCCGGCAACCGCTGTTCCTACAACTTTAACAACACCTCTTGACAGTGTTTCCAAAGCTCCCCTAAAAGCCCCTTCAACAGTTAAGCCACTTAAAGCTCTTGCTGAAGCTCTTTCAAGAAAAGGTTTTATTCTGGCTGCTCCTATTTTCTTCAGAGCATCGGATATAGGACCTGTTCCTGCAACCAATAATTTAGTACCAAGGAATTCAAGTCCTGCATATGGTATCTGTCCCCAGTTAGCTACTGTTCTAGCGATATCTTCATTTACAGGCTTCCCCTCTGGATCTCTCATTTCCATAAGATCACCAAATATTATCCCTCCTGCTAGGTCTAATGATTCTCCAAAAGAATTTGCATTCCCCGCCGTGATAGCAAATTTCGCTAAGATAGACAATCCCAATCCGATTGACTCTTTTCCCATTAATCCTTTTGATAATAAAGCTAGTATTGCTCCGGGAACAAGATGTTTACCTACGGCCCATGAATAAGGAAGAAGGTTGGCCGTTGAACCAACCATTCCTGTCAACCATCCTTTATCAGAAATGTCCACCGGAGGAATTTGTTTTTCAAGAAGTTCTATTCCCTGAAACCATGCAGCCCTTCTATCTGATTCTGGATTATTCTTAATATCTGCCCATAGTTCAACCTGATTGATATATATTCTTCCTGTTTTAAGTTGATTACCTATATATTCTCCGAATTTCTGCGGGTTGTTAGAAATACCTGATATCTTTTCTGTCAGTTGATCATAATTATTATATACATAATCTGGAGATAACCCTAATTGTTGAGACATAATCATCGTTGTTCTTATCTTAGACATAGAACTCATTGGATCATCTACGTTTTCAAGATAATTTCTTATTGTATTATTTGCCTGTTGTGCCTGTGCGAAAGATTGACCAAATTCTATGATCTGAGGATTTTTCTTTGGCGGTCCTGGTTGCGGAGGTGTAAATTCTATTCTTTTCGGAAGTTTTGAATTCACTGGTTCAGGAGCTATATTATTTTGTTGTGCTTTCCCAGCTTCGTACTCTATTATCTGCATTATTGCCCTATTCCTCTTGTTCTGCCTCTAGTTGGTCTGCTTGCGTTCCCTTGAGGTATTATCTGTTCGTCAACTTCTAATAATTGTCTTAATCTTTCGCCTCGTACATCTCCCCTTAATTGTAGTGGTTCTATATCTATATCGGGAGTTCTTTTTAAAAGTTCTTGAAGCTTTCTCCATAATTTTACAGCTTCAAAAGATTCTGTTGTACTTGTCTCTGGTAATTGAACAGATTCATCTTCAATATATTCACCAATTTGCCCATTCCAAACTTTCCATTTTTCTTCTCTGCCTTCTAATTCGAGTCTATAAAGATTGTCTGCGGTTCTTGCTGTAGGAAGATTTGTTTCAATCTCTATTCCCATTATTGCATCAACACCAGGATAATCCAGTTTAAAAATATCTTCAGCTTTTCTAGACATCTGCCCGACTACAACGGTAACATTAACTCTATCTTTTTCTGCACCCGATAAATCATCATAAGAATTTTTAAAGAAGACTGTTTTTGCAACATTATCTTGAAGGGTATCAGTAGACATTGTTGGATCTGTAAGGAAATTGCCTAATTCTGCTAGATTTGTCCTGCCTACCAGCCTGCCTTCTAACCCATGTTTTATTAGTTTTTCAATATCAGTCCAATGGATGTTCCCATCATCTTCTCTTATGGGTTGATCTTTCAGAATGTTACTAACAATTTGATCTTGGAAATTGGCTATGAGTTGTTTCGCTGTATCTACCGTAAACCCCTGTTCTGTAGCAATTTCTTCTGCTGTTAATCCATCGGAAAATTGTAAATCCCTCATCGCTTCCATCATCTCATTCTGTCCTGATAATATATCTAGCGGGTCTTTACCCCAAAAGCCTTGCTTCCCCATATCTTCTACGGCTTTTGTATATAAAGAGACTGCTTGTTCATTTTTACGTCCGAAAGCAGGATTATCTGCCCAATCCCTAAATTTTATATATGTCGAAGCTTGAATAAAAGGCGCATTATCATAAAGAATTCTCAAATAAGGTGCTCTATCTGTATTTGCCATAAGAGCATCATCTAATCTTCTGAGAGCTGCCGGGTCATCCGGTTTTGCCCCTTTATCTCTATCTGAATTCTGCCTTCTAAGTGCTGCTCTAAGTTTTTCACTTTGAGAAGAGTTTAAAGCATTAAATATACCATCATCAGCAAGCATAGCGTCAAGTTCAGGCATGGTACTAATCTGCCTTGTGCTTATACCACCAAAACCATCTTCGAGATTTAATTCCTGAGTGGCTGCCAATGCTTCTTTTTCTAACCTTATTCTCTCCTGCTCATTTGCATTAAGAATTTGAAAAGCTTCTTCTTTTCTGTCCTGTGGAAGATTAGAAGCTTCTACTGCGGTTTTGCTTTCTGTAAAAGTTAATTTGCTAAACTTTGCATCTGCAAGAACTTCATTCCTATCTATAAAGCTAGTATGATCTTCTGCTTGTTCCTGAGTTATGAATCCAGAAGATAGTGCCAATGCTATTGCAGTATCAGCAGATTCTGAAGCTACCATAGTTCCTGCTTCTGAATCTGCTGTTAATATGTCCGAAGCGAACTTTCTTATATTATCATTAGTCTTATTAGACATATACGCTATATTTGTATCTAATGCAGACTGTATAACATCGTTTCTAATATCCTCTGTTTTTCCTTTCCACCTTTGAGTCATCACGTTTCTAAGTCTTTCATTACCTATATTATTGATTATATTCTTCTGTATCTTTTCTGAAAATGCTAACCAGTGTTTTTCTTTTTTAGTGATAATATCATCAGTACCGTATGGGTCTGAAAGAATAGGATTTGTTCTTAGAGCTTTATTATATAAAGTCATCTCTTCACTTATTGCCAGATCTGTTTCTACTGCCATGAAATTGAATTCTGCCTGTTGATACTGTTTAACAAATTGTGCTGTTCTTCCTGCCGCCTCTCCTATTGCTCCGATTACAGGAGATACAGGAGCTGCTAATGGACCGGCTACTTCTGTCGGTTGAGTTGGGATTCCTACTGTCGCTGTTCTTCTTATATCTATACGTGCCACATTTTACCCCTGCCAGAAATTCTGATATATATTTGCCTGATTTAAAGTTCCTAGAAAAGATGTTCCTCCCTGAATCCCTCCAGCTATTGCCTGCTGTGTACCAAACTGTCTGGTAATATCTGCCTGTTGTCCTAATATATCTGCCTGACTCAATCCGAGAGCAAAGGCTCTTTGTCCTGCTTCTCTAGTTCTTGCCACATCTGTAGCTATTGACTTCCTGGTTTGAGCCAGTACAGCCAAAGGGCTTCCCTGCTCTAAGGATACCCCTGCACTTGCAACGCCCGCTCTCTGGCTTCCTACGAAGGCTTCTCCCTGAACTCTTGTTCTTCTTGCTCTTTCAAATAAGGATCTTCTTACAAGTTCTCCCTCTTCCCTTCTGAGTTGTGCCTGCTGCTCCAAAACTCTGGCATTCTGTTCTCCTGCCTGGCTTTGCGCTATTCCCTGAAAGATTGAGGCTCCCGCCTGTATCGCTCCTAATATAATCATTGGCCACATATAATCACCTCGAATATGAAATATCTGAAATTATAGCCAAAATAGTCATTGGTAATGGCTGATTATGGACTATCAAAATATTTGCTTCTTCAGTTGAAGAACTATCTAACTGAATTTTTTTATTGCCTGTAAATAATGAAGGAGGAAAACCAAAAGGAACAGCGGTATTCCTATATCTTATTTCCTGAAGATTGTTCTCATCAGGGCCTACAAATCCACCCAATGTGTTAAATACCTTTAGAGTTACTTCTGAAATTCTTTTGTCTGATCTTATAGAACTACTTCTTGGAATTTCTATACTTTCCGGTTGCAATCTCATAGTGTATGGTAATCCGACAACAATAGTATTACATTCAGATTCTATCGTAATAGAGCCACTTGAAACTGTCTTATTAAGGAATACGGCCCCATCTCCAAGAACAAGAAGAATTTCTCCTTCCAAATGCGACAACCCTGTTATAGTATCTGTTGATTTCATAAAAGAGCCACCCTCTGGGTCATCAAATTCATCTAAAATAAAATAGTCACCTATAGGCAAATCCCATAAATCAAATGTTTTTGTCCCTGTATTAAGATTTTTGACAGTAAGGGATTTTGAGTCTATCCCTGGAATTCCTGTTTCTAAAAATTTTACTCTATCATCATTTGCAAAATCTTCATCTCCGATATAGGTTATTGTAATCTTTGATGCACTCCATGTTATATTTGCAATAGAAAATACATCCCCCTCTATGTGTGTTGATGATGAATCCGAAAAAACAACCAGTGATTGTGTCGTGGAAATTCTTGTGCTCATTTCTTCTATATATCTAACATCTGTTCCGTTTATATTTCTTCTTACTATAAACCACAATACATCTTCATCTCCTGATCCGTTTACCGATGCAACATTTTCAAATCTTCCCTGAGTTGTATGTCTATGCCACCCTGCTATGCCACTTAACCTATCATATGTTAATCCAATAAGATCTCCATTATTCTTTACTGACCATAAAATAGAATCGGGATTCTGTTGATATGATGATTGAGATATTCCGCTCTGTGTTATATGATCTGCAAAAAATGTCAGATCATTTGCAAGATAAGCCCTGTTATCATTAGAATATTTATACTCTCTTAACTTACGGCCGCCTTTTTGAAAAAATAAAAGTGAATCCGCTACAAAAATTGACTGTTGGTATTCGCTCCCATAAGCTGATTGCCTGTAAACCTGAATATTTGTCGGAGTTATTGCAGCCGAAGCACTACCCGAAGCAAGCCATTCACTACTGGATGTTCCTATCAGAAGAACATCTTTTGCAGCCATCCATTTAATCCTACTCGATCTATCGGCTGCTATTTTAAAAGTAAAGGAATCATCATCATCTGTACTCATGGAAAAATTGTTATATTCCCCTATTTTAGAAGCTGAAATAGATTGCGGATTATTTTTAGTTCCTCCAAGGAACAATCTATCACCCATAAACGAAATAGAAGAGGGATAATCCCCATCTTCGTTATACAACGGATTTCCGGTTATTAAATCCCAATATCTCCCTTCTGCTAACGATCCACCTGTTACTGTCTTCAGAGATCTCCATAGTCTGAAATCTCCTGGATCATATGCATAATCATTAAGATTATATGTGTCTAATACATCCCATTCAAAAAGAGTCTGGGGAGACTTTATATCAGCAAGGCTTATACCTGTATCGTCCCAATGATAAACAAAAGTTTCAGTTGGTTCTTGATATTCTATATCGTAGTTACTCTGCTTTCCGTAACCACCGCTTTCTATTATTTGAGAATATATACTAAACCATACTATTTTCCATTTCCCTACTCCGTATACTGCATTCAGCCATTCATCTCTAGTATAAGATCCGTCACCAAAATTTTTCCATTCGTATTTTTCTATTCTTCTCGGAACCCAAACAAATCCCGCAATAGAATCAGGGTCCCCTGGTTCTTTGTTTGAATGATTAGAATTTGCTTTCCAAAGTATTTCACCATGAACTGCATAATCTCCAATAGAATAAGCTCCTCCGACCCATGCAGTAATATCACCCGAAAGATCAGGGAGAACAGTTCCAGATTCATTCCAATCTCCGATAGTCGGAGTATTACCAGTATTTTTGATATTAGATATAAAATAATCTCCATTATAGGCTATGACTGTGCCTCTTTTATATTCTACAGAACTTATCCATTGGGTGGCTTTGAATCCCATTATATTAAAAAAGAATCCGTCTTCTGTTTTTTTTAATTTTCTTATCTGGTAATTTTCATGCGCAAAAAATATTGTTCCTTCAGTCTGAGCATATTGAATAGTCTGCACATCTCCAGAATTATATTCTGTATTTATTACGAGATCCCCGCCTCCATTCTGAACTAACGATTTATTTAAAACATCCCATATTCTCAGGTAATTATGTCCTAATTCAAGAATGTAAATTTCACTATCGTTAACTTCAAAAGGAATTAATTTAACAGGAGCACTTGAAGCTGTTATTCCCGGAGGGTTATATGTTGTCCCGATATAAGCAGTTCCAGGCCTTTTCTCCACACCACCCTGCGGAACCATAATACAATTTTCCATTATTTTACAGCCCTGATAGTATCCTGGAAGATCTACCCTGCCTTCTACCCTTGAGGAAAGTTCTCCCTTAGAGAAATCATTACGGATCGGATAAGTTATTTGAGCCATCTAATCACTCCATTTTGTTACTGCTGCCGGCGCTTCTCTGTCGTTTGCCCCGATAATTCCCATCGCCGATAGCATAGCCCCGGAGAATTCCTGAAATAATAATCTCATAAGAGATTGATCCTGTGTCAGTTTTAAATTTAACTTAGTAGCTAGTCTTAGATAAAATGGTTCTACAAAAAGAGTGGGGAGATCATTATCCTGTGTGATATGTTTTATGTATTTTATATAATTATGGCTTAAATCTGATAATAAATATTTGCCTTCTATTCTGTATGCATCTTCTAAATCAGTATAATCATCACTACTTATCTGGGTAATAACCCTTAGATAATCTGTAGGTAATGAATATTTATATGAGTATTCAGTAAAATTATCACCGGATACTGCCGCGAGGACTTTACGCTCTACAGCAAAGCTCCATTCATGTGAAGTTAATAATTCATCTTTTGTCTGTTCATAATATAAAGAACAAAATTGAGCTTCCAGGCTACTCTGACTCAGAGATGTAATCCTCTGCTGACCTAACCTTGTTAATGCCATATTGCAAATTCCTACTTGAGAACTCATGTATCCTCCTGCTACAAAGGGGCCGTTAAGCCCCCTTTTTTTATGTTAGATCGTCTTCCTCTTGTGTTTTATCTTCTTCCTGTTCAACCAGCATTTTCTTGTATTCTGCCTTCTTCACAAAGTGATGTGGAATAATCTGCCCGTCTTTTGTTTTGAGAGATTTCCCTGCTTTAAAGAAAGAAATACCAAAGGTACAATCTTTTTTTGCAATATATATTCCACCTTCCGCTTTTATGTAACCTTTTACAATCTTTGGTTTTTTTGCTTCTGCCGGTTTTTTAGGTACTGCTTTTTTAGGTACTGCCATTATACAATCCTTTTCTCAATATCAGGGACTATTGCTGAATAAATTTTACCTGTTGTCGGATCTGTTCCATTAACAGCATAGTAGAATCTTGTGTACTGCTTTATAGTCATTGGAATATCAATTTCAATCAGTACTGCATCTAAAGCTAAAACAGCAAGCAGGAAGTTTACTTTAAAAACTTCTGTGGTGTCTGATGAAAAGTTATCATCCGAAGTCTGAAAAATAATATCCAGTGAAGTTAAAGTATTAAATACTTCTGAACATTTCACAAAAAGATAAGCCTTTCTATGAGGTCCACCCGGTTTTATCTGATTAACAACTACTGTAGAAGCAGCAGTCGCTGTTATTGCCTGATCAGCTGAATAGACTAAATCTTTATCTATATACATCTTTTCTCCTCGGCCGGATTAACCGGCCTTTATTTTGATTAGGTTATTCTTGCTTCGGTATTAATAAGAGCATCAACTCTTCTTACGGGAATCTCATCAAAACTCAAAACACGTCGACCTTCTACTGTCTCAACAGTCAGGTTAACATTGGTATCTGTTCTAATCTGATGTCTTAGAGCTGTTCTTATCTCTCTTCTCATATAGAAAGCTGCATTACCTCTTGCAAGGTTAGGGATCTGTTCAGCCGCATCAATCATGAATTTCACAAGATCAGGAGCTGAAGTATCGGTAATAATTGCAGACCAGTCTATGTTCGCAATTCTAATAACATATCTCCAGTCCCTTACTGTCAATCCAATATCCCATTTGTAATGAGTTCTATAACCTTCATAACGACCACCTGCTGCATCTGTAAGAGTCTGCTGTCCAAGATCTTCATGGGTGAATCCCATTTTTGAACCTTTAGGGTAAATAGCATGAGCTGTACTGTTCCCCCAGACAATCAACCATATAGAAGTATTATCTGGTCCTATCCCACCAGCATCGATTATATTATATCCACTCTTGTCAATATCTGTGCTTAGAGAAGCATATCTCGGAGCGAATCCGGTAAACTTTTCTGGATCAACCGCTACATTTCCATAAAATATAGTAGAAGCCATTTCCTGATTCATTGATTCAAGGAATGCAATATCTTCAGAAAGTCTGAATTCTGCTGTATTTCCATTAAGATCAGCCAAGGCTTTATCCACTTCTGCATAAGCCTCCAGCATACCAGTTACATCTGTAATCGGTAAAGTCTGGCTTTTAGAAGGCTGAACACCATAGTTTAACAATCTCCATGTTACACTTGGAAGTCCTGTTCTTACGGTTGTTCTATGCCCTGTTAGAAGATTTCCTTCTATTGGAACCATATCATCAAGGATTTCATTTGTATCATGAAGGAGTTCTATAATCATTGCAATTTTGTCTTTTTCATCAAGACGGTTTGCTAAATCTACATATGTAGGTCTTGTTGCTGCCATTTGATTCTCCTCTCCGATTTCTCGGAATTATTATTTACCCTGCTCTGGATACATTACCTCTGCTGCGGAAAGTTTCTTAGGTTCATTTCCACCTTTAGGTTTATTTATAGTGTCCTCGGAAATCATATCTCCAAGTTTTGCCAAAACCTGAACTAATCCGGGATCATTATCAAGGCCAGTCTCTTTAAGTTTGGCTTTAAATTCATCTCCACCGAAATTCAGTATTCTGGTTACTTTGGCCATTGCTGCCTCGTAATTGTCACCATATTTTACCCTCATGGCTTTTTCAGTCTCTTCCTTGGCTTTTACCTTGGATTCAGTCTGAGCTTTTATTCCGGTTGCCTCTAAAGACTTCCAATCATTGTAAAACTCTTTTGCCTGGTCTTTGGTTAAACCTCTTTTTAAAGACTGTTCTCTGAACCATTTATCAAAATTCTCATCCTTCCCTGCTCCGTTGGGTATTTCTCCGAACACGTAATCTTCTACTTTAAGGGGTACTCCCATACTCTCCTTAAATTTATTTACTTCTTCTTCAGAAGCACTTTCTCCAGGTCTATTAATAGACTTAGAAAGTTTTTCTTTCTGGCTATAATAATCTTCTATCACAGAGTTGATATCTTTATGTTTAGATAATTCTTCCCCATGTACATTCCAGATTTCATCTTTTACAGCCGATCCCCATCCAGTTTTTTCTACGGTCTTAACTTCTTGTGGAGGATCACTTGGCGGATTCCCTCCCTTGTCGTCTTGATTCCTAAAAACCTTAATCATTCATGTTCATCCTTCTGGTAATAGGGCATATCCATTAAAGCGTTGACTATTCGTCTAGCGTTATGTTTCTGCCAAATACCTAATCTATTTAATAGAACCCTTGCGGAGTTCTGTTTTGCCATTTCCTGTTCTGTCTTTATGTCACCACAAAAGAAATTCAGATCAGCAAGAATATCTGTTAAAACTGTTCTTCCATCTTCTGAATTATATACACCTCTTACAGTTTCTCTATCTTTAAGCATCTGTTCTCTTTCTGTTCTTTTTATATTCTCGTTATCCAAGTTGTTCTCCTTGTAATAAAGCTTCAGAAGGAGATCCCGGCTCTGGCGCTTTTGATCCCTTATTAACTGCACTGGCTTCTTTTTCCATAGTCTCAGCCTGCTGTGCCTGTGCCTGTGCCTGAAGTATCGGCGCTAATATAGCTTGATATTCACCTTCGTCTCTTATTACAGAACCCGGCATACCGCTGCCGGAAAGAATCTGTTTGGCTAACTCATACTCTTTAATAATAAATGCCATATTAGGAAAAGCCTGAAGTAATGGAATAAAGTTCTGTAATGAAGCCATTGGTCCCTGTGTTTTTAAGAATCTTTGCTGAGCCTGGGCCAGAGGTCCTATATAATCTATTCTTATTGGAATATTTCTTATCAGTAATTCTGGAGGAGGTTCTGGAATCCATTTATTTCTTGCTGCTATAATAAATAATCTCTGGAATACCGGATCAAGAAATTCTCTTGTAAGCCTTGTAATCAATCCACCCAGAACAGTAGCTTTTTCACCCTGTCTCTCCAGAACTTCAGTAGCAGTCATCTGAGGGGTATCGGAAGCTGCAATTGTCAAAAATATATTTGTAAAATAATGATCTTTCACAATATTCTGATAATAAACTTCCCTGTCAACTCCTATTGGGTATCCCTGCCCGATAGGTATAGGGGTAGGCAATCTCTCCATATCATAAGCTTTTAATTTAAAATTCGGTTCTATTTTATAGTCATTAAAAAGTTCTGCCGGGACAGCCACTGTAGGATTAGATATCAATTGAGCTACATCTGTTGTTGATTTACTTATTTCATTTAATCTCTGTATGTCGGCATAACCATCTATAGAAGGAGAATGTGGGTAAACTTCCTCTGAATCAAAAGAATATCTGTCAATACTCAAAGGAAAACTATCAAATCCACTCTCTCTTAATAATACATCATGATTTAAAAGAATATGTATAGATGCAAACGGTTTATTGATTTTATCTAATTTATATATATCTCTATCTTTTCTAGGAAATATTGCATGAATAAGTTCATATCTCTGAAATGGTTTTCTTTCAGAATTTTTCTTGAAATTTTCAGGAAAATCTGCATCTGGATATTCTTCCAATATATCTCTTGCAGTTAATGTGAAATGATGAAAAAATGTATCTACAACATTTAATGCATTAGTTTCTATATAAACCCCTTTCGGAGCATATGTCGTGAAATTTACGGTGAACTCATTAAGATCCTCTGTCATCATCATAGATCCAAGACCCGCTGTTCCTGCATCTACAAATACCTGATAAGCTCCTGAATAAAAATTACCTGTATTTAATATATGATAAAAAACCCTATCAACCGTATCAAACCATGCTCTAAACCCAGGAATATCCTCATGAATAGGAAGTTCTGGAACAGTTCTAAACCATGGAGCTTTCGGTGAACATACATTACTTACTAATCCGTTAGCCATCAGATAGACAGAGGATCTTGCAGTTCCATCTCTAGCATCCCTATCTACCGTATAAGTTCTTGGTTCTGTATTAACATTCATACTGGATCGACTTGGAATAACAAGCTTAAGAACATCCTCAACAGTATCAGCCCATGGTTGTCTCTCTGTTTTAAGAGATGTAAAATGAGTTTCTATTGTTTTTACCATTTCGCTATTATCAGCCATAGAATCCTTTTAACAAAAAAAAAGAGATCTTCCAATCTATCCATTATGGATAGGGAAGATCTCTCGCTTCAAAGTCGAGTCGAACCTCTTTATTCAACCAATTTCAACACTTATTCTATAAGTTCCTGCAATATTTGTCAAATGTATTGCAGTTTAACGAATAATCTCTATAGTTTTTTCTTCTGATCTATTTTTTCTATATCACATATATTTCTTACAATCTTTGTTATTGCTCCCTGATGTTTTGTAATTGATATATTCAAATGCCCGTATTCTAATGTCGGTTCTATCTCAGATATCCATTCAATAAGTTCGGCTATGTTTTCGTTCATCTATTTTCATTCCTATTAACCACACTTGAAATTCCGTGTGTTTTATCCATCCACCAGACACCTAAACCAATAGCTAAAACCAGATCATCATGAATTTTTTCCAGCCAGGCCTCATAGCTATCGTGACCGGTTTTTTGATCTATTTTCATTTTAAATCCCTGAAGTTCTTCTACGAAAGTTTCTATTATCGGCATTTTTTCAGGAGGAGGCATCTTGAATCTTCCTGACTGCCATGCAGCTACAAGGGCGGTTACTATATCCCTCTTTGGAACATTGTATCCGTGTTTTGTTGAATTTGCAGAATTCCCGCTTGTTATACTTATGCCTATCGGAGCAAGATCATATAAATACATTATCTGCATTATAGGTATCCCTATTCCGGTTCTGTCTACTACAAGCTGAATATCTCCTACATATCTGGGATTTTCAACTGTAGCTTTTATCATTTCGCAAATTTTAGGATATGTAGTTTTTAATGGTATCCGTGTTAAATATTTAAGATGTAATTCCGATACCACCATTATTTTTTCGCTTCTTATCGGCCTTGAATTTACTGTAGGAATATTAGGATCTCTTATTTTTTCAATCCTTTCAAGAATTCCCATTGCTGCATAATCATTTTCCGATCCAAGATCCATACAGCAACAATATCTCATATTTCACCTTCTTTATTTTTGGTAACAGGTTCTCTGCCTTCCATAGCTGCAATAGCTATCTCCAGCCCATCATAAATTCCCATCATATAATCGCTATGATCCCAGTTGACATCCTGTCCGTGAATATCTCTCAGATTCTTTATCCCATCAATCCTTTCCACTAGTGTTGTCATTTATTCTGTCACCTCTTCATATGTCTTTTTAAATATATCATGGTCACATGAGTAATATTCACCTTCTACTCCACGTATAACCATATTTCCCCATTTAGCTAAATGGTCACCTTCAAGAACTTGAAGTATTATTCCATCTTTCTCCAGTTCTTTATCTACAAACTCATACCATTTATCTTGTCCTATTTGAGAAGTCTGATTAGTATATTCCCCTATAAATAAATAACACTCCTGAAAAGACACTCTATTCCTTTCTAATAATACAGCTTCAATAATTACAGGCTTCTTTCTATATTTCATTTTCATTCTCCCGTAAAGACAATGTCCAGGAAATTGTCTACTTTTATATTTTCTGAATACATCGTATTTTCAATACCTTCTACCTTAATTGAATCATCATATGCACTTTCAATCAGATCAAGATCAAAGACACTCTCCATACCTTCCAGAAACTCACATCCATATTCTCTTCTAAACCATATAGGTCCTATCTCACCTAATTCTTCATAAAGGAATTCAAGGGAGTGTCTTGGGGAATAAAAAGCATCTATTCCTTTTTTGACATATTCAGCTTTAAATTTCTCCTCTTTAGGTCTTTCGACTATCTTCCCGTCAATCAATTCATATCTTGGAACAACCAAAATCTTTTTCCATGCAGGATTTTTTGTCCAGGCTTTAAAGAAAAATCCAGATTTAGTCCATGGGGTACTTAATATAATAATAGTGGAATTAGGGTTCCCTGTACGCATAGGCCTTAAAGCTTTATATGTAGCATCAAGAACTCTCGAAGCTTCATCTATAATTATCAGGTCCGGGTCTGAATAACTTCTTACACTTTTCTCTGTTCCTGGAAGAACAATAACACGGCTTCCGTTTATGAATCTTTTCTCAAAGGTTGAATCCCCGGGCATTTCAATAAGCTCCGGGTCCAATTGAATAAAATCTGAAACTTTCTGCATCGTCTGTTTGGCCTGATCTTTACTGGAGGCCACTATGAGCACAAGAGCATTTCTTTTATGTTTTGCTGTATGCAGGCCTCGGCCAGCAACTATTGTTGACTTCCCACTCTGCCTCGCACACATGAGTATGATATTTCTAGGGACTGGATCAAGCGCCATTTTCTGCCACTCGAATGTCTGGTTCCAGATCCTGTCAATATAACTCACTGGATCAATCATATCAGAAAATATTCTTCTGACATGATCCTCCATTTTATATTTAGTCATTTTAATATCCCGTTATCATCGTAACCTGCCACCCCCATAGGAGGTGGCTTTCAGCTCATGCCTAAACAACACACCAATCTTCTGCAAGAATATCAGTTTGGCTGGCCAACCAGGGAACGAATTTATTATCCGCAGTTTTCATTCCTATCCATGGGAGTGTTTCCCATCCTTCCCCGTTATCTTTCACATCATACTCATCCCCTCTAATTAGCTTCAGCCACATTCCTTTACCGTTCCACCCAACTCTTGCTACTTTCTGCCCATTTTTTAGGCAATTCAAAATTTCGCTAAAATTAAAAACCCCCATAATATCTCCTATTATCTCTTTTCTTCATAATATCCACATCTCGGCTGCTCTAAATCCAATACCGCTCCACCTGGATTGAATCCACAACAGTCTCTTTTTATCTCTACAAATATTTTCCGCACTTCATCACAGAGAGCATTATAGACAACCTTCGAATCAAAGCAATCTGTAATATAATGAAATCTACAACCGTTACATTGGTGTACCATTTAATACCTCTATAATAATAAGAATCAGAAACACATAAACAGAGATGGTTATAAAATCACTTCTACCGTATTTCATTTTTACACCGCTGTTCTGCGCCACTAGACGTTTGAACAGAAACAATTATTGCCGCTATTGCTTGCCTAGATAAAAGAACACCTCCTGACCTCCCGACTATATTAAAAGCACTAATTAGCCAGTACTGAATATTCCTTGGCAACTTTTCTTCTTTTGGTATCCCCAGCATTTTTTTTGACCACTCCGGTATTTCCGCAAACTTTACATCGGCCTTCACAACACCCTTCGTCATCAGTTCCTCGATCCTCACACTCCAAGTCACATTGAGTACAAAATAGCCCATCAGCATTTCGGCATTCAGGACACAGCTCAGTGCCAGCCGCCAGCCACGGCCAATCAATACAAGGAGGTTCTATACCTTTTTCAGCTCTATTTACCGGTAGAAATTTTTCCACTTTATAATCTTTGCTGTATATGGGATATTTTAAACCGGACCGTTCGTGTGCGCCGTTTCCATCGGGTATTATTATATCACCTTGCGTAGCAATCCGATTTTTTTTATCCGTTTGTGTATGTTTCCTTAACCACTCTCCTGCCGACTTCCTATCTGGACTTACCAGTAAATCTCCCGTAATATTACCCGGCTTATCTTCCATCCACTTATTATAGTAGTACGATGACCCATTTCTCAACGGAGTACTTTCCGTCATAATTTTTCCCGGCAACCCTTTAAACTCAGTTGGTTCCTCCAGTACATCAATTCCCATCATGAGTTTATTCAGATCATTTATTATATTTATTGTCGATTCTTTTTTATGTGCAGAATTGCTTACCTCTGATCCAATATGAGATTTTGCAGGCTCAGCTAAAACGGGGGGAAGAATATATTCACCCACCCCGGCTATATGAGGGGGGTAGGGGGGGTAACTTTTTTTTACTAAAGGATTGTTTCTTATGTTATTACTGTTTTGATGTTCGGTCGGGTAAGGGAGATTAAGTGATTTACCGCTATATTCAAAGGTTGTTAAGTTGTTGGTATTCATGCTATCAGCCAGGTCTTTGATTGTTATCTTCATTTAATATCCTTCTTATCCTCTGCCGGTTTGTTCTGCTCTTCCCAGTTGTCCTCAAGCCAGTTCATGCCTTCTTCCATCTCTCTATCTGTGCAATGCCTTTTATTTACTCCAGTATATGCTTGGTCAATAGCTTTCATTTCATTATGGAATTGTTCTAACCCTTCTTTTCTCATTTTCAGTAAAGCGTCAACTGTTAACATTGTTTTCCTCTTTGTTCTCAGGTTTAATTTTGGCTGACCAAACCATAGAATTAAGTAGTTCCATCTCTTCGCCTGTAATCAAGTCGTGGACCATTGCCTCATAAGTCATAGATTCTAGCTCTTTTCTCATTAGCTTTTCGGCCTCTTTTATTTTCAATCTTCTAGTCATTATTATTCTCCTCTGCATCCGGCAAGCTCAGTCTCATTTGTTCGGCCAGTTTTTCTCTGGCTCCAGGGTATTGAGCAAGTAAACTAATCACTTCTTTAGTAAATGCAACGAACAAGGGTTGGTTAGTTATATTGATCGTAGTATTTCCCAGTTGCCCGCAGAGATCACCAAACAACCTGATATGCTTATTCAGGGCATTTGCGGCAGCAATCAGCGTGTGAGCTCTGTCTGTTGTATTTATCTCTATTTTTGTAACCACCGTGTCATTATCCATTGTGTTTATCAGCCGATCAATCATAACCTGTAGGTTTTCTTTAGCTTTAATCTGAGTTCCAGATGCGGTTGTCTTCATATAAGATACTGTTATTTCCGTTCCTCTTGCGCCTAAGAACAGCTTATCAGGGTTTTCAGGGTCCTGTAATTGCTCTAAACATGCATTAGAAAGCTTCACAACATTGCCAATATGGCTCTGTAATAGGTTTAGAAGCTCCTCTCCTTCTTTCAAGTTGCGTTCCGCCTGTGAAACACTGCACTTTACCACCAAGTATTTATTCTTGTATCTCGACAGTGATGAGTCAGAACAATTGTATTTTAAACCGAGTTGTCGTAATGAAACACCTGCAATAATGTCTTTTTCAATTTCTTTGATGTCCGGGCGGTTCTTAAGGAAGTTTTCACCTTTTTTGTGTGGTTCTTTATTATCTTTCATTTTATTCATTACTGTTTATCTCCTTTTATCTTTCGGTCGATAATATATCGTGTTAATATATCGTGTTAATTGAATCATGTTAATAAGATAGGACATGTTTGTTGTGTTATAGATGTTTCTTTATTCTGCCGATCTTTTAAAACTTTTTTATTTATTTGTTTGCATTTAATAACAATTAGTATTATATTGATTATGAGATTTAAATAAATAATTAAAAATACATTTAATAATCCATTCAAAAAGCTTCGTCAATTAAACTTTTTTTAAGAGGTGTGATTATGGAACTTGAAACATTATATTCCGAGCTGAGCATTGTTTTTCATGAAATTAAACGATTACATGGAGAATTCCTGGTTCTCTGTACTGCAATAGGAGACAAGAGGTGTAATCATGGAAGATTATGAAAAGAATTTAAATACAATAAAATCCGGGCTTAACGAAGCTCTCTTAGGTTTAGCTGAATTAAGGTATGGATTAGGCCGAGAAGATAAGGAATTTAAAAAACTGGTATGGACAACAAATAGGAATGAATTTTATACATTCTATGAAACCGGACAGATTAAAAAGCCTGATGGTTATTTGTCCGATGGTAAGTCGTGGGAATTCGTGGGACTATTGGAGCGTAAGCCGTTTGGTCATGGTGGGGTTTTCATAGGCAGAAAACAGATATTTGAAAACCTGGACTTCTACAGAGACAATAAAAACATGAAGTACAAGAATGGGAAGAATAAATATATTGTTGTAGATGACGACCACGGCACTTATAGAAACTGGGGCGATTAAATGACCGGCAACGAAAGAGCGGAGGCAATCCGGGAGTACAAGAGTATTGTTATTATTATCAATGGTTTCAGCCGGGAAAATGACACTGTAAAAAGTCTCAGGACTCAGGCTGAAAATATCAAGAAGAAATTTAATTTATAGAGGTGATACCATGGAAGATGTAAGGTTGTTAGAATCAAAAATAACCGGTTTGTATGATCTGGCTTATCGTGCTTTTTCCGGTACTTCTTTTTCTCCTGAGAAAAGAGCCGAGAGTACTGTTGAATGGGTTGAAGCTCAGTTAAAAGAGGATCTTGAAAAGATCCTCAATGAGTCCGGCAGTACCGGGAATTATAGAGAGAAATTTATTAACCATGTCCATACATGGCTTAATGCAAAGTCAAGGTGTATGAGTTCTATGATAACCGGCCCTGCAAACTTTCCAGTTGCCAGAAATCAGAAAAATATGCGGTATGAAGATAACGCATATAAAAACTGGGATAAATGGAGGGAACGTTATATAAAATCTGTTTTCAGAGTTCCAACCCCTTCCCCTGAAGAGGATCTCGACAAAGCATTGAAGGATTATGAAAAAACATTCCAGAATCAAGAACTTATGAAGACGGCGAACAAGATTCTCAGAAGAAAATCCGGGGACCATTCAGAAAAGAGGCTGGAATTGGTGGAGGCTGGATTTTCGGAAAAGGTTGTTGATGAGGGGTTAATGAAACCCGATTGCTATGGAGACTATGGTTTTGCTAGCTATTCTTTGACAAATAACAACGCAAAGATAAAACGGCTTAAAGAAAAAGTTCTTACCATGAAAAGCCGGATCGCTGTGAAGGCTTCCTTTGAGCCGATTCGATTTGATGGTGGGGAAATTTCTATCGATAATGATAGGGTGGTTATTAGCCATGATGAAAAACCAGAACAGTCCATTATCGACCACCTAAAATCTAGGGGTTTCAGGTGGAGTCGAAATTATGGGGCGTGGAGCAGAAAACACACTGCTAATGCGCTGTATACTGCAAAAATAATTGTAGGGGTTTCTGTATGAATATAGAATATAGAGTTACGGACAATGTATTATTCGATCCTGAGAAAAATGATGTTCTTGACGGTATAGTACAGCGTATCGATGATGGTGTTTTCTTCGGCCAGTGGGGCCGGAATAATGACGGAAGCCCACAAAGGATAGAAGACAGTCAGAAGAGATATTTTAAAGACGGCCGAAACTGTGTTGTTATACTTGATATTGATCAGGCTATTTATATTCAGGAAAATTCCTATATAACCGGTTTTAAAGAAATCGATTACGACCGGTTTGACGAAATGCTGAACGTTCTTCCTCCTATGCGTTGGGGGTCATATAACTGTATTGAAATATTTGCTATGTCTGAACGCTGGAGCGGTTGTATAACTGATTTCTATTTTCATGTAGATAATAAGTATTTCTGTAAAAGGGATACATTAAAGAAATCCTGCTTTGTTCTGGCGAAAGAATTGTATGAATTCCTTGGTACATATAAGAAATGATTTACTAACCTATAGCTTTAATCTAGGTTAAGCTATAGGTTTTACCCTGCCACTTAAGCAGCTTTAAAAGTCCTTTGTTGGTTAGTTGTTACTAGGTACGTGTGATGCGGTCGGGTTTAATTCCTGAAGGTGGCATATCTTATTCTATAAACATAAGGAGGTGTTTCATTGAATCATTTAGATGAAATTAAATGTCAGTATGAGTGTTTAAAGATCTTATCCGGTGGTGATATAAATAAGGTAAATAGCCTTGTAGAATCTGGCGAACTCCCCGCATTGTTCAGAAAAGTAATCACCATGATTGAACAGAAATATAATAGAGTTCCAGAGCCAGAGGAATTAATATACATAACGGCTATATTAGACAGAAAAAGGAGGAGATAAAAATGAAAGTAAGAATATTAAATTATTCTTTTTACCGGTTGAAAATTATTAATATATTTTAAGGGAGTAATTATGAACAATTTTAGAATCATTGTTAAACAGATCACTAACTATGGAACTTTCAAAGATGTTGTTACCGTTAATCTTCCAGACATTAAAAATGTTCTGCCTAAAAAAATCAGAGATAAAATAACAAAGCTCAGCACACTTCAGGAAGTTGAAAAAGTAACAATTTCCATTGAATCCAAAGAGTAATTAGTTATGGATTATTTGAAAAGCAGAACATTAAATTCTTAAAGGAAAATCAAAATGGATGAAAAAACTTTCAATATCATTAAAATCAATCAAAACGGTAAAAGAATAATAGTAGTACGGGGTGTAACTTCATATGTAGCCGATACTATCTGTCGTGAGTACAACAAAGCATCAAGAGTGTGTAACCGGCACAATATAAGAAAATATGTCTCTGAGCAGTCAATGTGATTGACATGTATACTTTTATTAATCTTTTTTATTATGAGATTATCGATTCAATTCTGTCAGAAATTCCAGATGCCGATGTGTCAAATTATGACAAAATTGAAGAATATATTATGAATGATGATGAATTATGGAATTGGGCAATATCTAAGGGGGTTGAAATATGAAAGGACTTTGTCATTGATAACTATATTTAAGATTATTAAATCAATCTTAATCTACTTTGCTTTTCATACAATCATATCCTATTTAATTCTGGCTATTTTGAAAATGTTAAACCCCTGAGATTTCAGGGGTTTTTTATTTAGTAGTCCTTAAATCCGGTCCAGCTCTTTTCTATGCATCTCGTAGGTACTTCGTAATGTATAAATTTCCGCATTTTTGCTATATCTTCGGCTGAATCATCCGGTAAATTCATCATAGATAATACTTTTTTTGAGAAAGCCAGTTCAATTATTTTAGATGCTGACTCCCCGTATACAATCTTCCTGGCTACTGCTTTTGAATAGTATTCCGGTATTCCGTAAGATCTTGCAGCGTCAAAATAAGACTCTTCCAAGTTTTCCATTTCTTTAGTATCCATAAACCCTCATGTTATCCTTAAAAAAGCAGGAGTTCCCCAGTATTCACTATTTAGGCTATTTTTTGTTTTGTAGATAGGATGTGCTATAAATTCTTCCAGTTTTTTATTTTCTTCTTTATTTAGATACCTCTGTTTTTCCCCTTCTGAGTTTCTTGCTTCCCTGATTTCCTTTATACCGGCGTCAAATATTATCTGAGATAAAATTCTTGTTTTCCATCCGTATTTTTTAGATATATCTGATAAAAAAATACGATCTTCTTTTATATCCATTTAATAATCCTTTTTCAAAAAATCTTCCTTATCTTCGGCCGGATTCCGAATGACTGTATCTCTCTCTGGTTTACCCTTGTACAATAGAGTGCCAAAAATATCAGGTAACAAGGAAGACAACCGTAAGCCCCCGTCTTTGGTGAGCTTAATTTTCAATCAATATTCTTTCCCGTGTTTATGTGGTCTTTCTTTATTGTATTCCATTTTTGCAAGAATATGTTTTTCTATAGGAATTGAATTTTGTTCACAAAAACATTCCAGCCTTTTGATAACAAGAGATATTTCCTCTACTTCTTTATCTATAGAGTCAGACTGATCATAATAAATCTTGATTCCGGGAAGATTTGTCAACATTCCTGTTAGCCAGAAAAATTCAGCACCTATATTTTTGAAAGTTTGCATTTCTAGTAGGGGGTATTCTTTTGGCTCAATCCCTAAATATCCGCACAAATCAAACAGTCTTAAAAATACATCCGCAATTTCATCCTCAAATGTGTCTTTTATTTTACATTCAAAATAATATTTTAAATTTTCTTTTTTAAGATCATTTCTTGACCATTCTTTTTTATTGTGGATATCCATTAACATTTTATATCCAGACCAATCGGTAAATTTATTATTTCTATGAGCTTCAAGTGCTTCACCCAATTCGGATACAATCAACATTAAAAGTTCACCTATATTTTTATTTGTATCAACCCCAGGATCTTTTATACAATTGGAACAATTTCGGTTTGCTCCATCATTATTAATATATATACCTTTGCAGTTAAGACAAGTATAAAAGCCCTTATCAATCATAGCCTGATGGTGTTCTTTTATTATCTTTGGTATGTCAAGTTTCATCTTCCCCCCGATTCAAAAAGCATTTGATAATTTCTATTATTATTCTTCATATTTCTTCCATATTAAATATAATTCAGAGGGTGGAACACCTATTGAAGATCCAATTATTAGTATTCTTTCCTTTCCTTCCCAGTTTACACGATCTCCGAAGAAGTAAGTTTTGTTTTTCTGCCAGAATTCTGTTACCTTTTCAAGAGGTTCTTTTATTTCTTTCTGTATATTATCTCCGTATAAACTCATTTTAATCCCCTTCTTCTATCTCATCGACATATACACCTATGTAATGCCCTCCAGACCGGCAACTTAGGATATTAAGTTCTGAAGTTATGTTATCGGTGCAGTTATCACCTTCACCTTTTGCTTCCGGCCTGTCAAAAAAACAACCTTTACATTTATTTCCTCTTTTATCAGGAACCCATATAATTTTTACTATGGCCGATGTGTATACTTCTTTTCTAGTTTCCAATTTTCTTCTCGAATCTATTTAAAAGACCTTTGGCCTGATTTGTTACATCTTCTGCTTTTTTTATTAGTTCTGCCGGATTTGAGAGTTTTTTAACTTCCTGCTTAAAATATATCCTGTTCCTCTCAATCGCTAACTCATAATCTTCAGAATCATTCATCAAGGTAAAGAGTTTAACCTGTAGGTGATGTAGATCTCCAGCCAGTTTTCTGATCTGCCTTTTGAGCTCTTTTTTAGAAGGGTTATCTTCCCTATGATTCATTATGATTCTATAAAAAAAACCATCTTCTCTTTTTAACTGCTTTCTCATAATTAAAAATAATTTTATTTTAGACAACATTTATTACTCCCGGTATATTAAAAACTTTCCAGAAAGTATATCTAAAGGCAATTGGTATATCTAATGAATACCGGCTTAAGTTATACACATCGAAAACTATATTCTCAATGGCTACTGATGCGTGATTTATATCTCCACCTTCCTCAATTATCCTTACCAGATTCGTATCTACCAGTACTAAATCAAACTCAATTCCGAATACGACATACGCTATATTCATCACTAGAATAGCAAAATCGTCACAATCTCCATACCCTCTTTTAAGGACCACTTCAGGATCATCCCATTTATCGCCTTCATCCGGCATATAAACTATTCTGGACATTATCCATGGAGAAATATCCTCAATAACCAATATTTCTGAAAAATCCCCATAATAGATATTGTGGCCTGACGCTCTTTCTGAAAAAATATTATCATGCAATTCGTCTGTGGTAGGCCATAACGAGCTACATCCCGAAAATGCCATAATTAAAATAGTTAACATTAAAATCTTCTTCATTTTTTCTCCCTCATATTCTCTAATTCTCCCATCGGCCTATTTGTCAAAACTACCAATTTATTATCTTTTGTAAATACCTGATTAACCAAATGTCTGCATATTCTAAAATCCTGATCATCCATTGCTACCGGATATAAAATATTATCTTTTGTGTAGAAAAAAACTATTCCATCTTCCATTATTCCCCCGCCTTTAAAATATATTTCTGATTGTCTATTGTATAAAATCTCGGGGCCTCATTCCAGCCTATTTCCCACACTAGCCAAGCATAAACAATTCCAGCTGATGGATATTTACCGTCTCTACGTATTAGGGCTCTAAGATCCGGCATCCTGCTGAATACATATATATTTTTCAGCCATTTATATGCTCCAGCTTTGTATCGGGCCTGTCCTGATAAATAATTAGTCCTGAGAAGGAAAGCAAATTTTACAGTACATATCTCTTTTGCTTTCATCACGAATTTATCTGTTTCTTTTCCGTAAGGAGGATTGGTGATTATGTATGGATATTTTTTATTTTCTGTATAAAAATCCTTTCTATGTAACGATACTGGATGGTTTATATCAAATTGATCAACTTTTAAAAACAGACCATTTAATATTTTTGTTATACAACTCTTCCCACATGCTGGTTCTAATACAGGCAGAGAAGAACTGAAATGTTCTTTTTGTAATAATTGTTCTGTTAAACTGTAGTGTGTATTAAAATTATTATTATCTGCTGATCTGTGAATAAAAGATCCACCCATTACTGATCTGCCTCATATTCTGCAACTTTTCTTAAAAATACTCTACCTGTTGGTATATAATTATTGTACTGGTCTTTGTATTCTGGCTTTCCGGCAGATGAAATAACAAATGGTAAATGTTCTGAACATACACTTTTTTTACCGGCCAGGACATAAGTATCTTTTCCACATATTTTCATAGTATTAGTTTTGGAATCCCATTCATTTTCAAAATCACAGGATCTTTTATTCTTAGAAATTTTAAATATCATATTATCCCCTCAATATTTCATTTATATGATCTTCTAAAACATTATCATCTAAACCAAAAACAGAATATTCCTTTTTAAGCTTCTTTTTGATTCTTTTCTTTTCGGCTTCTGCCCCGGCGACAAAAGCAAAAGCAAAAGCAAAAAATTGAGATACTGCAATTTCATTGGTATTTTTATTAAATTCTTCAAAAGACTTTAAAATTTTATTATCCATGATACCTTCTTATATCTCTGGCTGGCACCCAGAATATTCTCATATCTCCTGGATTAAGAGAATAACATCTATATTCCTGTGTAGCGTGATCAATATCGACTACCTCTATCAGTATTAAAACCCTATCTACAAAAATAGAACCAAGATCTCCTATTTTATACTTTTTATCAGATCTATTATTGCTTCTTTTTTTCTTCAATTCCTGCCTCCATTAACAATCTTTTTATTTAATTTTTCTATGTCAATCCATGGCATTTTATATTTATTTCCAATCATATTTGATCTGATTCTTTTGTAATTATTTTTATCTAATAAATCTGAATATTTATTACAACAGACTCTACAGCTACAATCTTTACAATTGGCAAACGGTTGTGTTCCAATTCCATAACTATTACATTCTGGTCCAAATACATAATTTCTATCTTCATTCCGTTTTTCATATATTGTACATATGGGGCAGTCTTCCTGTATAAGTTCAATATTTCCCGGCATTGATTCTGTAACTTTTGCTGCACATTTTACATCGAATTTTAAGCTCCCACATACTGGACAGCGCCGACCTCTTGGCCCATATTCCTTTCTGCATTTTTTACAGATACACCACCATACCTTCTTTTGTTTTTTAACTGCTCCCTTAGTAATAAATTCCATTTCTTCGGCATAATCGTAGAAATGTTTCATAGAAGGAATGAAATTTTCTTTGACAGACCGGCTGACATGATTAAATACATCCTCAAGATGCTTCTCTGGACAGTATTTCATAAAAGTATAAAGCTCGGTGGTAAATAATTCATTTCTTTTCTTTGAATTTTTTGCTGTATCTCCAACTCTATATTTTAATGTTAAATTAAAAACAAAATCTTCTTTAAGCATCTTTAGGGAAATCCTCCATATTAACAACTACATAATCGTTAACCTCAGAATCGTTTTTATAATCGTTATATAAATCTTTATCATGTTCTTTAAGGTCCTGATGATCAACTTCTGGAGCTAGAGGGCAACTGAACGAATAACATTTTCCTATTTCTTTATCACCTATTATTTGTGTCTCTTCGCAATCGGGATGATTACAATTATAACCATTATTTACTTCTAGGGTATCTGAATTAAAAAAACCGCACATCGTGGTAAATTGATCAATGTGTATTATTTTTATTTTTTTTAAACTCATTCACTCCCCTCCAGTTCATTTATTTTATCCCTGAATTTGATTTTCTCGTCCTCTGGAAAAACATCTGAATCTATATAGCTCTGATATTTCTCTATTTCCTTCTGAGTTCCTGTTAATTCTTTTGATTTAATTGTTGGTTTTTCATTATTCAATGGATTCCATTTTCTTATTGTTAGATTATGGTTCTTGTATCTATAACCATGTATTTCTATTCCTTCGTCTAATTTAACAATCAATTCTTTAAGATGAATAGATCCGTAATCTTCTTCCAGTTTTTTAAATTGTTTATCTGTCAGTCTGACGTGATTATATTCTCCATATTTATGTTTCTTCTCTGGAGGTTTATATGATTCTGAATGTGAATGTGAATGTGAATGTGAAGATGTTTTATTTTGGTTTTCTAGTTTTAACCTATAGGTTTCTTCTAGCTTTCCAGCTATAAACCATTTGCTTTTTAGTTTCTCTGGTATGTCTTCAATAAATTTTAATCTGTAATCTGTTGTGTGTTTATTAGACTTATCCCTATTACATCCACTGCATAAAGGTTGAATGTTTGTAATTTCCAATTGTCCACCAAGAGATTTAGGTATAATGTGGTCCATTAGCGGCACTGCCCCTTCTGGGAGTTTCTCTTCACAGCATAAACATTTGTTATCGAAAAATAACACCATCTCATACCAATCCTTATCTAATTGCTTCTTTATCGCTGTGCAACCTCTTATCGAAGTGAATTCTTTTGGCCTACCCCCTAGCCTCCCATTCTCTTGTGCCCTTTTGCTTCTATTTTCCGCTTTCGTTTTCTCCGCTGACAATCTATTGTTTATATAAAAATCTTCATGCTCTTCAAAAAAATCCTCAAGAATTCCTATTAGAAAGCTAACATCTTCTTCTGATGTTTTTGTTATCTTTTTTAATTTTTCTATATCTTTTGGAATTACACCTTTTTTCCAGCAATGTATCATGAGTAAAAGATACATCCCATGTTCACGATTGGACAAAGCCATCGTATCAGCTATATAATCATTTACATAAAAAGGGAACCATATATCAACTTTCATATTACCTCATTTTGATAAATTCTAAAAAGTATCCCTTTAGGTCCGTGTCTTCCTAATCTTCTTAACGCATGGACAAGGATATTATTTTCTGCAAACAGGTTCCTCTTGAATGATTTACTGGCTTTCTTCTTATAGAATCTGCCGTTTTTTACCCAATACAAACCCCATCCTTCTGGTATTTCTTCCGGTTTTAATAGTCCTGATGGACACACGTAATATCTATACTTCCCTAAATGCGGAGCTTCTATATAGTATAGTTCCGGCCAATATTGTTTGTAAAAAGCATCAAATTTTATTAGGTTTGGATTATTTTTAAAGTTCCAATATCCTTTTGGTTTCCATTTTGTCCTACATTCTTTCATTTTATCTGCTTTAAAATCAGATCTGCTCATCTTAATTTCATAAAGAGTTGAAACATTATAGTTGAAAGTTAAAACATCCGGTTCCTCGTAAGATCCACTTTTATATTCATATAAAGCTATCTGCGCTTTTTTAACAAATCTTTCAGCCGTTAATTTACAAAGGTCATAGTGTGTCATTCATCCCCCGTTGAGAGAGATTTTTACCTTCTCTTTTACCAGATTTCCGGCTTTATTATATTTTAAATCTTTCGGTATTCTCTGGATATATATTTTATTCTTACAAAATGGACACTTTGTAACTCTGCCGAATTTCTTATCATATTCGAATTTCATATTTACTATTTCTATCAGATTCCTGCATTTCCCGCATTTATACCACTGTGTCTTAAGTTTGGGATTATTATTTAATTCTGTCTCGATAAGATCTTTATTTTTCCTCTGGACCTCTTTACTTAGAGATATTGAAAGTCTTCTTGTTATAGCTGCAAAAATCTGGACTAATTTTTTCTTGATTATTATCATATTACCAATTCCTCTGGAAAGGATCATATTCTATAGAAGGTTTCGGTTTATATATTTTCCCGTTTGCTTTACAGGTTCCCTGTGGGGATCTTTTTGAACATCCTTTTCCGAATTTATCACATAATTGGCAAGAAGATTGCCAATGAATACATATTTCTTTATTATTCATTATTTATCTCCCCACAAATCAATATATCTATTTATTATTTCATCAACATCAACAGGTGTAAAATTATTTTTTCCTTCCGGGGTGTTCATACACTGGAAGCAGGGATATTCATAACATAGTTTTTTGAAATGCTCACATGCTATACAATCGTGACTATTTATTGATTCTTTTATAATCCATGGAATATCTATTTTCTTTCCCATATCTATTCCCCCTCTATAACTTCTTTTATTTCTGCCACCAGAGCTTTTACCTGTCCAGGCTTATTCCCTATATTAAAAAAATCATTACAGTCTTTTGACTGGCAGACTATTTTAAGATTCAATTTATGATGAATAATTTTCTTGCCATAGAGAGAAATTGCGCCCTGACCAATTCTATGCGCCAGTTCAAACCCGTGGAGATTAAGAGGGGTATTACATCTTTCACAGCAGCACCCTCTCTCATAATATAACTCTGCCTTTATTATGAAAAAATCAAACTTTTCTCTTTCTGTCACTGTCAGCCTCTTCCTTATTTCATAGTTAATAAGTTCCCCGAACATTTTCGACTTACCGGATTGTCTCGCTGCCCTAAGAATATTTCTGTCAATTTCTATCATTTTTTCCTTTTATTCTTTTTATTTAATTTACAGCAAAGTTTACAGTTAGATAGTAACCCTTTCTCTTTTTTATCTCTCGGCCAGAACCTATCAAGAGACTTAATGCCACGGCATTGAAAACATTCCTTGACTCTTATACTCATTACATCTCCATCACTTTTAGAATTAAAGCTTTCCGACAATCTTCCCGATTTATATATAATTCTTCCTCTTCAAATTCATCTTCCCTGATATGATAAGTATCTGGCTTTCCTTTCCTTTTAATTTGGTATTCTACATAGAAAGGTGATTCTTCGCCCTGCCCACATTTTGAATTAAACTTTGTTGCTGTTATCCTTACTACATAAGCATCTACAATAGTATTATTGTCTAACAAATACACATCCTGTCTGATTTCTAATTTAGTTTCTATTTTCATTATCATACTCCAATATAGTATATTCATGAGATAATACTGTTACTTCTAGCCCTGATTCTGCCAGAATTACCATAGAATCTAATCTACCACGTATTTTATGATGAATCATTCTGGCATTATATACTTTTCCCTTGGTGCATTTATGGATTTCTGCCACTGGTAAATCTACCGTTAATTTTATTTGCATTTTTTAACACTCATTACATATGCGATCATTATTGCTGAAGCTTCATCTTCGTCTACCGGATCTGAATTTGATACTTTGGCAGCAGCTTTAATCAACATAGAGTTTTTTAATTTCTTCCATTTGTAATCTGTTAAGTCTTTAGGTCTTTTACCATATAAACCGGCTCTGCTCTGCCAGGTTGCCGGAGCTACTAATTCATATTCGGTATGAACCATTTTACAGATTCCTATAAGTTCTCCAGTACATCTGGAAAGTTTCTTGAGTGTATCGGCGTTTTGACTAAAATATTGATCTTCTATATAGACCTTTTCGACACTTTTGAAGATCTTCACTAGAGCATCGACTACTGAATGATTCAACTCAGCATCAAATTTAAATGTAGCTATAAGCTTATCTTTCCATAATGCGATTGCTATTGGTTTCGCATATGAAGGATCAATTCCGGCTATCATTATTTTTCTCCGGTTTTCCATGGTGGGTGGCGACTATGCATTTGCTGACAGTGAAATTGTATATAGCTTTTTTGTGTTCATAAAGTTTCCATTTTTTAGTTGATTTCATATCATTATGATACAATCCCCACACCGGCCCATCATCAGGATAAGACTCTCCTGTTCTTTCTTCCCACTGGTCTACTGTTTCGTGTGTTGGTTCGTGGCGGGTGTTCCATAGTTTGATTATGTCTTCTTCTCCATGCATAGCCGCTCTTGTTAAAGTTATACATGGTTTATTTGTGCATTCAATTTGGTTAGTCTGTCGCCTATTATCTTCGTTGGCAGATTTTAATATTGCCTTACTACCACATCTAGGGCATTCTCTCAATTTATCATTCATTTTCCCACCATTACTTTAACAGTATAATATTCTGTCTGGAGATCCCCAATATAAGCATCTGCCTCAAAACACCACTGGAGCATAATTTCTGTGGCCTGCCAGAGTTCCTGTTTATTAAGCTGAGATATTGAATTTTTAAATCCATCTCCATGCCTCAATAAAAGTGACTCAATACATGTTTGATATATATGTTCTTTATACTCTTTAGATTCATCTCCAGAAGCCTTACATATTCTGTCTCTTAGAGTAAAGAAAAATCTTTTTGCTCTGCCGGTTATTTCTTCCGGCCAAGGATGTAGAATTACTTCAAAAGGCTTGGTAAAATCTATTTCCCCGGAAAACATATTAAGAGTGTTTAGATATTCTTCTCCAAACTCAAAACAGATTATATTCTTGTCCCTGTATTTATCCGGTGATTTGAGAAGATCAGATTTATAGACTATCCAGCCTTTTATGATCCGCTCCTTAACTTCATTCATTTCTCACCCTTTCTTTGATGAACTCTAACCGATTCTCTCATTAACTTTTGTGCTTTAAATCCTGCCCCCTGATTAACAATCAGAGATCTTTTCTGTTTGGTCATGATAGATGTTAATTCTATCTGAAGAACAACTCTTGCAAGGAATTCTTTAATAAACTTAAATATATCGAATCCATCCCGCTTGTCAGAAATAAATACTCTATTTCTGTTACTGCTATTGTGGCTTACTCTTGTTCTGGTAGGTTTTATTTTATCTCTCGGGGACCCTGAATATATCTTTGATATTCCATAGTAACTCATTTATTTATTCCTCCTGCTTCTAGTTCTTTTAGGGCTTCATTAACCTCATTATAGGCTCTTACCATTAAGTCATTAAGTGTTTCAACATCTGATATATCAAAATTATGGATGTTTATCTCTGGGGCATCTTCTAGCATATCAAATGTGCTCTTAATAGATTCCACAAATTCCTGCATAACCTCTTCCATTATTTTATTCCTTTCCAATTTTGGATTCTTGCTGCCGCTATAGCGTAGCTCTGATCTGAATAATCGTGTTTTTGCGCTTTATATTTCCCATTTTTCTTCAAATATACACATAGTAGTTCCGGTAAAGATTGTTCAAAAAGAACTGAATAAGCCAATCCGTATAGAATCAACTGGAGTACGTTCCATTTAGCCGGTGCGCCGTTTTTTATATCTAATATGGTTCTTACTCCATCTACAAGACATATTCTATCTGCGGTCCCGGCATAACCAAGAATAGGATGATATAATTGTACTTCTATCTCTGAAGGCTCAACAGTAATATTCAAATCCTTTCGTGCTGTTATCCAACCCTCCAGATAAGGCATATCCTCGCTGGCTATTGTTCCCCAATCAAGTGTTCTGTTATCATATAGTTCTGTCAATAAATGCCTTCTTTTCCCGTTAGCAGCTCCAGCATCAGTATAAAACGGAAGAGCTTTCATACAACCACAATTTTTTAATATTGTGGTCACAGACGGAAGTTCCCTTCCGTCTAATGTATAGATATGTTTTGCTTCATCGAATTCCAGCATTAAAACTTCTTCACTTTATTGTTGTAGAATCTAACTCCATCGAAAAGCTTTTTCCCTTCTGTCGATTTTGCATAATCATTTAAAGCCTTCTGATTAACTTCAAGAAACTCTGTATAACCTAACCTGACAACTGCCATAAGGAATTTGTGAAAATCGATTACTTCCCCTTTCCAGTTATCGGTCGTAGATCCGGCAGTCTTAAAAGTTGATTGAACATGAACATCGGCTACAGCTACATTAGCCTCTGGATCGAGAGCTGATATGATCCCGTTAGCTATTTCATTTCCCTGATCAATATTTTTCTGCAATTCTGTCTTAATTTTTTCTTCTTTGGCCAGCCTGATTGCTTCCTGCTCTTCCTCAAATGATATCATGAGTTTTTTCAGCTTTTCCTTGCTTTCTGTCGGTCCTTTAAGAAATGTTTTTTCCAGAGCTACAGCATCTTTATGAGCTTTCTGCGTACTTTGTTTTATCGGGGAGAAGTGAGACTTCACATCTTTAATTATTTCATTAATAGCCTTCCCCAATACCTGAGCTATTGAATAATCATCTTCTGTTTTAATGGAAAGTTCTTTTACCATTACCGATACATCTGTTGAAGCTTTTTTCAGTTTTACTTCAGGGTTAATTACTTCAATTTCTATTTCTTTTTCTGACATTTATTCTCTTCCTTCTTGGCTATTCTCTCAAGTTCACTTTTTAGAAATGCCGGATCTCTATCTATTTTATTACAATATTTTCTGGCATCTGTATGGGCCCAATCCTCATAAAGAGTAAATCTTTTAAGCTCTATACCTTCATGCACAATAACAACATCCGTTCCTGATTCATATTTATGTGCCATTTAATCTTCCGGTTCCCAGTTTTCTACAAGTTTTATAATTCTGCCAGCCGCTTCAGATCTTTTCTCTTTGGTGTTGGCACTTGTCCAGGACCAATAGTCAGAACAATTATCGTTGCCCCCAGATAAATCTCTTAGTGGGCAAAAACTGCAATTTTCTGCTCCATCTATTTCACATAGAGCACAACCACCTGAAAAATCTTCAATCTTATTGTAAATCCTCTCCGGTAAATTTTCCTTATCGCCAACTGCCGGATTATCTCTTAGATATCGCCACACTTCCAGAGTAATTTCTTTAGCTTTTGTTTTGGTTAATTCAACCATTTTCTATTTCCTTTTTGATATATATATACGTTCTCCACCTCTCAGTCTAAATAATATATCTTTTAAAATTTTTTCTGGTGTAGCCTTATTACTTGCTATAGGATAATCGGATAGTTTGAAGGGTTTATAGTTATTATCACCCCACCATAGAGTTCTATTCATAATATTTTCCGGTAGATTATTAGCATTCAGAACATCGTATTCATCCATTACTTGTATCCCTCACCAGATCGTTAAATAAGTCTTTTAGTAGATTCTGATCGTTCATATGCTCTTTTGCCGATTTTATGTAATCCATTTTCCCTTTTGGATATTGATCATTTGACATAGGAGGCAATTTACTCTTGTTTACCAGAGCTATTATCTCATGAAAATAGTTGATTTTGGGTGTCTGCGGCTCCTCTGCCGCACGTTCTTCGAATTCTGATGGTAATATAGGTGCAGATTGGTTCTGATGCTCTGGCAAGCCTTCTGCATCCATCACTGTCTGTGCTGGAGGTTTGGATTTACTAAAAGGTTTGCTGAATGGCTTTTGAGGAAGTTCGTGATCACTCCGGGTTTCCTGTTTGATAGGTTTGGGATCTTCTGGAGTTACATCTCTTTCATCATGATCCGGCATTTCATCAATAGTATAAGGAATCCCATGGAGAACATCTTCAAAGAAGAGTCTGAAGCACTGAGACATAGCTGTTTTTCTGGTCATCATTCTCGGCTGTTTAACCCAAAATTTGTTCGGAGTTCCGTCTTTTTTTGTCTGAAAAGCTTCCGTATAATGAACTGTCCACTTCTGGACTCTCGACCTATCTTTCCTTTTCACCACTAATGTTGCCCAATACTTCTCTATCGGAGTTTCTGCCGAAGCCGTTTCTATATCCCAGTATTCCATTAAGCCGGATTCCTCAGCTTTCTTCAGGTACGTCTCGTACCCTACGGTAATGGCTAACGTTCTGTATTCGCCCTTTCCGTAAGCTACAACATGGATTTCTCGCTTGAAAGGATTAAGCTGATACATCTTAGCCATTTCTTTATAGGCTTCCATTTCGTAAGGCAGAAGCTGTGTTCCGATCCCCATAGTTTTCATGAATTTATTCAAAAGGTCATCTGTTATTGGAGTCGAGATTTCTCTCTTCTGAACGGCGACAATCTCTTTGGTTTTTTCTTTTTTAAACAGGTTCAATTTTACATCTCCTCCTTCGACATCTTCTTTCTTCCACGTTTCTTATTCCTTTTATGGAAGGCTTCTTTCTCTGATTTTTTCCACACGTATTGATTCCCGAGCATGGTAACACCATTCTCTTTTGCCCATTTCAAGGCAATCGGTTGAGTGATACCCTCTTCAGTTATCACCTCTTTGGTTGTATATAATTTAGTCATATCCTAAATGTAGTTTATTAAAATGTTTTCGTCAAGTAATATATTAAAAAAGATCCCCAATAATGAGGATCTGGAATTTTATGTTATCTGCCGAATATTAAAATCAGTACAAGAATCAGTATTGTGGCTGTTTCTCCTATAATTATTCCGTTACGGATTTTCTGCCCTTTCAATATAGAATTGTAGCTCTGAATTAAGTTCTCCAAGTCCATCTGCAACTTTCTGAATTCCCTGTCTGCTATCGCTGATTCTTCCAGATAAAGATCCCAGTCCAGTTTCAATACTTTCGCTGATGTCAATAATTTCAGGTGTTTCTGTTCCCAGTTCAACAATTTCTGATTCAAGATCACTGACTCTTCCAGCAATTCTGATACGGTCTGAGTTGAGGCTTTCAATTGTAGCTGAATAACTTCTAATTGATCCCTGTAATTCTGCGTTCTCTCGCTCCAAGCCTTTAGTTGTTCCACGGGAATAGGCACATCCTGTGATAAACCCTGAACCGAAAATGAGAACAGCAATAACACCGACAATAATATACTTAAATACTTTCTGCATTTCATTCTTCTCCTTCCTTTCTTTTCTTTAATGAACTAATTGTCATATAAGAAACTATAATTCCACCAATAATTCCTATAGCAACCCAAACATCACTATTATTTGCAGCTACACCATAAATTGACATTCCTGTAACATATAATATTGCCCATAAAACTATCCACCATCTTCTTGATCCCATTTTCTTTTTCATTTTTTCTGTCATAATGTTTCATATCCTATTAAAACACAGAAGCCGTAACCTATTTGATCAAATCCTACAAAAAGAATTTCCACATTTTTAACCTTTTTTCTATTAAAATATATCTTAAAATGATCTTTTGATCTATGTCTATCTTTTGGAACCAGATCATAAGCTGGATGATTCTTACCATAAATCTTTTTATATTCTTTACACATATATTGAGTTGTTATTACCAATTTGAATTTAAATAGATCCTCATCTTTAAAATAATCTAATTGTGTTTTACAGGGTTTATATCTTTTAAGAATTCCAATTTCTCTCAGTCGGATAATTTTTCTGACAAATCCATAAATCAGATCAATATGAAGATGATTAAATTTTGATTGACCTGAAGTTCCCATTATTCCAATAAAATCACCAAACTTTAATGAATCTCCAACTTTAAGATGAGACATAGATTCAAGATGAGCATATCTTACTGTATATTTCACGGTGTTGAATCCTCATACCGCTCCATAACCCCATCGAAACTTGCTGTCATCACATTTGATGCAATAGCATCCCTAATCTCAATCCACACAAGAGTCTTCTCCTGAAATACTTTAGGAACTTCAGGCCATTCAATAATTTTTTGATCACTGTCTTTAAACACTAATGAGTGTATAACTCTTATTCCCTCATTTAGCTGATATTCCATTAACATAATCTCTCCAACTAATGAACCGGTTTTAGAACCTTCAAATCTCAGAATATCAATATACATCTTGCATCCTGCGAATACCGGCATTACTGCTTTTTGAGTTTGCCCATATCCCTGGTATATCATCGCCATAGTAGCCCCTGCACCAGTTTTTTTTATAGTGATATGCCCAGCAGTTCTCTGCGCGCCAGAGTTTTTTATTTTAGCTCTATACACATAAAGAAATTCTTGTGTTGTAGAAGATGAAACAGTTACCCCATTAGTTGCAAGTATTTCTTCGATAGGATTCCAATTTATATCCACTCCCTGTATTAAAATTGCCTTTGCCCCTGTTCCTGACGGATTATCCTGAGCGTCTGAACTAATCAGTTCAACAGCAGTTGCAACTGTCTCAATTACAATGGGTCCATCTTCATCCTGGATTACATCTCCTATAGCCGATGCTGTAGGATTTCTGCCGAATTTATCAATTCCAAAAGTCCCAGGTTCATCTCCTTCAGCAACAGTATTCCCCCAAGGTTTAAGCCCTTTGGTTAATCTTTTAGAAATCGGATCACTTCTTCTTCCTGCTAATTCTGTTAAATCTGTTATACTCATAAATTCCTCCTAATATTCGAACCAATTCAGCCTAAATCCAACCAAGGGTGTAATTGCTGCATCCAAGTTTGTTATTCTTATTAAAACCTTTGTATTCACTACAGGTTTAAAAGGTAGTGATCCGGGAATAATTATTGCAGTTGAAAATGCTCCTTGCGAAGATGCTGGAATCGGTATTCCAGAAAACCTTGTTCCCAAATCAGTTATAGTTGGATTTAATTTAAACCTCATTTCCGGCAGTTCTGTATAAAAATCACCATTTCTATTGAATCCCTGAAGAACTGAACCCGACCCTTCTGTGTCTGCTGTAATTCCACTATATATTTCCATTGTTAAAGATGCGCCAAGAACCGTAATAGTAGGAACAATAGCTTCAGCATGTTCTCTTGTTAATGTGGTTATGTCGGCAACAAAATCTTTAACCTCAGAAACAGCAAAGGTATAAAATTCAGAGAATGTAAATGCTCTCCCCATTTCATATAATATCTGGTATTTAGACGGATAATATCTTCTATTTAAAACTGTATTCATTTATCCATACCCTTTATAGTGAAATGATTCATGATCAAATCTAATTTTTTACTTATTCCTTTTAATTCGGCATCAATTCTCTCATCGTGTTTTTCTATTTCATTTATCTTTTTTTCGTTATGCCGACTCCACATGCCATCAATTACTATCAGGCCGAAAAGAATCCCTGCTGTACCATATCCTATCATATTGCTGAAAAAACTGCCCACAACCCCTCCAAATAATTTTATGTTTATTTTCTAAATAAACTCCATACATGAGCACAATCTCCTGTTCCATTTTTAATTACAAATAAAGAGCATTTTTCACAAATACATTTACCAATTCTATGGGGACAATTTTTCTGAATACGAACATAACCATATACTAAAAATGATTCTATATTTTTTCGACCTCTTGTCCACTCTTGTAATTTTCCTTTCTCTGTTTGAATCATAATAACAGATTGATTTAATGTATCATCTAATGTTAATACACATTCTTTAGGAATACTATATTTCTTAAATATTTTATAATCTTTTTTTATTGTTCTTATTTCCATTTATATTTCTCCTTAAATAGTAATCATTTCAAAGTCATATTTTTCTATAAGTTTTAAAAAAGACATCAACATAGAATAAGCTTGTTCAATTTTTTCTTTTTCTATATATTTTTCTGTTTTTTCTTCAACTCCAGTTACAACAAGAACTTTTTCCCCATCCGGTTCTTTTACTATTTTTGTTATATTTTTTGGCGGAGGAGCATCAAAAACTTTTTTCCATTTCTGACTGATGTTAAAAATAAAATCTATAATATTTTCATTTACTGTATCTTTCAGTAATTCCCATAAAATATTATTTTCTTTTTTTGAAAAAGTTAGATGTATCTGACAAGATTGTTCTAATGTTTGTTCTAAATAAAGAACTCCCTTTAAAGGAACAACATTTATTGTTATTGTTAAATTATCTGAATCTCTATCTATAACCCTTATAGACTCTCTTAATAAAAGTCTATCATCTATTTTTATACCATACATATAACTCCTCCTAAATACATTTTCTAATAAAAATAATTGAATAGTATGCTGGTCTATTATCAAAACTTGATCCACTTCCCTGATAATCTGAATAATGTCCGATAATGGGTAAATCTGTTGTATGTGTATGCCATGCCGAAACAGTTCCCGAAGATACTGATACCCAATTTCTGTTTTTTGCACTTTCATCTGTAATGGTTCCTGCGGTTGTATTATATCTTGTTCCTGTTCTATAATAAGCATGACTATGATTAGCACTAGGATTTCCAGAGGTTTTTGCTCCATGATTATGTGTTGCATAATGTCTATGCGAAGGCATATTAGCTGTTACTAATATTCTTGTATTACTTCCTCCTGTTGTTCCTGCTCCTGCGACTACTTTTCCCATTACAAATCTATCTACTAAATTAGGACAATTCCATGAATCATTTCCTGATATACAGGCATACCAGCCTGGCAATGTTGAATTATCTGTCCATGCTCCTGAAGCTCCTCCACTGCCTCCTCCTATATGATTTGCATCAAACATTATAATAGTACCTATGGGTAAGTGCCTTGTATTATCTACATAATTTTTTACTGCTTTTTCTGTTGGTATGCTATCATCACTATTACCTGATAATGTTCCATCTGTATCTTTTTGTGCTCCATCTAATTTATCAGCATCTAAGCCTGAACCATCACCGTCAACAGTTAAAAGTTTCTCAAGTAGAGTTCCTGCCGACATTGTACCACCTGAAGTTATGGGAGTTTTTCCTCTGGGACCACTTTCTCCTTTCTCACCTCGTTCCCCTTGTTCGCCCTTTTCGCCGTCTTTTCCGTTCAGGCCGTCTTTGCCGTCTTTCCCTGATATGCCGTTTAGTCCCTGTTTTCCGTTTATGCCATCTTTTCCGTTTATGCCGGGGATTCCCTGAGGACCCTGTTTTCCATCCCGACCATCGAGTCCATCTAAACCCTTATCGCCGTCTATTCCAGATTTTCCATCTCTTCCCTGTTTTCCCTCTCTGCCGGGAAGCCCCCGTTCTCCTCTGAGAACTTTTCTTTTCTCAGAGGATTTTAAGCTTATGAGTTTATTGATCTCTCTTTTTCTCTCGGCCGATAATGACATTATTTCTTCTTCCCTCTTTTATACTTCAGCAGTTATTGTTACCCACCCTCTATTAAACCCGGTTGCGTTATAATTAACATTATCAAACATACTTCCTGTTGCCGCTCTTCTAACAGATATAGTCGCTCCTCCTGAAGTATGAGGGGATTCTGTTAAAGAGCTATAGAGGGTATCTGCATCATCTCTAACTGTAACGTTTAAGCTCCTTATATTTTTATAATTATTAAGATTGTGAGTTACAATTGCGGTAATATCTGTATCCATATCCCAATCGCCAATTTCTATAACTTTTGTTTTTAGGACAATATTATCCGTCTGAATCCCATTGAAGGTTGGAGAGGATGAAGTCTTAACATCCTGATCAACATTTCCTACTACTGGTCCTACTTCCTGTAAAGCTGTTTCAACTTCTGTTCCTGTAAAATATCCTCCTGAATCTGTTATATTAACTTTATCTGCGTTCTGCCAATATTCCCAATATGCAGGGGAAGAAGAGGGAGTATTCCCAATATTGCTCGCCTGTAAAGAAATATAAAGGTCCCCAAGGTAAGATACGACCGCATCCAAGGCATAAGTTGTGCCATTATCCCAAGCATTTATATTCTGAAGATTGTAAAGCCCCCAGTAAGCTCCCACTACAGGATCATTTCCTAGTGTTGACTGTAGAGCAATATAAAATAATCCATCTGCCTGAATTATATCATTAGTAGAATAGGTATATCCTGCATCATATTGTCTTGGGATAAATCCCGGATGAACTTCCGGTTCACCTGTGGTAATATGGAAACCTAAAACACCACCCTTAAGATCATCAATAGGAGGCATGATCATAGATATTCCTACATCCGATTCCTGAAGTTTTACAGACCGGTCTACTCCGTCTTTATTCTGTTTTGTCAGGATTGTATTTTTGTCATAAGTCTGTTCGAGATTTTCAGGATCATAATTAGCATTGCTTGTTATGTCGGTCAATTGCGTATAGGGAGCATCCAGTTTTATTGTCAGTTTTATGCCTGAAGCATAAGGGCTGGAAGTAGAACCGAGTCCTGTTATATCTCCGGTAATAGTGGTTATTGTATCTGCTACTGTATCGACTGTGTAGTTGGTATCTTTTACCAGAGGATATTCTGCTCCTGTCGCTATTACAGTATAATAAACAGCTATATTTTCGGCCGTTTTAAGATATTCCAACGGTGTAATATTAAATTCTTCTACTACCCCATCGCAATCATATGGTAAATATAATATATCATTCTGTATCATCTATTTCACCTCCAAACATTATGTACTGTAAAGGCTTTTTATTTTTTATGCCTTCATATATTCTTTTAGGTCCTATATACGGTATCCCGACTCCGGTACCTACCGCTTCATACATGCTAAATATCATTCTTTCCAGTTCCTTCTCTGACAATTCTTCCCCGAACAAGGCTTTCCCTGCTAATGATAAACCTCTTATACCCTTTGTTACAGGCGTTAGTATCGGCAAGGTATAATTAAATCCATCCATTTCACTACTTGCCACTCTGCCGAATACCGGTAGGGAATTCACGACCTGATCTGTAAAAACTTCTCTAAAATCCTCATCATCCCTTGGCAGTCTTCTGTTAGCAATCATCCACATGGCCAATGCGGAAATAGTCAGACCCATATATAATCCAGACATTTTACCGAAATGATGATGCAGTAAAGCCTGCGGAGCATCGTATGTTGCTATGTTGAATATCTGGTTAAGCTGATTTGTAAACTGTAGAAAGATAGAAAGAAAGTTATCTTCGGCATATATCCTTGCAACATCTTTAGCTGAAGAAGCCGGTTGTGTATTCAATACAGCTCTTGTAGCAATTCTGGCTGCATCTTCTTTAGACATGCTTCTTCTGTTTTTATCATAAACAGCCTTCCATCCGGCAGTCACTACCAACTGGTCTGTCTTGATAATTCCCTTCATTCCTGCAAGCCCAACTTTCTCTACAATTTTTAGAAAATCTTTATTGGCCGCTTTCTTTAATTCATCAATATATCTTTCAACTGATCTTTCTCTCATCTGTGGAGCCAGTCGTTCCATGATCTCCCTTGTCTTCTCAAAAGCTGTAATCGTCTGATACATTCCTGACAATAAATCAGCCGGTGAAGAATATCCCATAAATAAAGCAATAGAAGGGGCCTGCTTCATCATGGTGACAACATTAAAAGAAAGATAAGCTATAGAACTGGATCTTCTTAAATGTCTTACCGCCCTGTTCCAGACTGTGTGAGATTTGTTTATGCTCGGATTAGCAACCCTATTAACATATTGCTGCAACTCATTCGCATGGAGTTTAAAACCTGTAGCTCTTGTAGCTGCTTTAAAATCACTGTTAGATAAAATTCTGTTTGCTCTTGATATTATATCAGCATGGGCTATATAGTGTTCATGATCTCTTACGTCAGCTTCCCATGTTGAAAAAATATCCAGCTCTATCCCGCCTATTTCTTTATGACTTTCTTCACTTATGTTTTTCCTTTCCAGCAGGAATTTCTTTTTTAAAGTTTTTCTTTTAAAGTCCCGATTACTTAATTCGGCCTCAACTCCTGTAGAGAACATGGACAGGGTATGTATGGGCATATAATTATCTTCTCTTTTTGTTTCCCTGTTTTCATCAACCCTTCTCGCATCCCTGAGTCTTTCAAAATTATCTCCACTGAAATCTTCTATCATATAATCGGCCATTCTTAATATTTTTTCAGGAATTGCCTGGACCATTTCATTCCGCATATTCTCTGTTATTCCGTTTCCGAACTCAACATGTCCTCTTGCCTTCTCATTTCTATAAAAAGCATAAACTCCTGCTATTTCTGCTGCTGTTATTTTTAAACCGGATATTTCATATACTTTACTCAATTCCTTTGCTGTTATACCCAGTTCATTATATTTTGCTTCCCATGCATCTCTTCTTTTAAAGAACTCTTCAAGCTCTGCGTTAGTGGCATCGTCAAAATCATTGACAAAGAAATCATGGATAGGACCCTTAAAATCTCCACCCTTAATTCCTATCCCGCCGTCCATCATATCAGCCACCCGTGCAAGTCTCATGTTGCCTAAATAGAATTCTTCAGGTATATCTTTCAAATTCCTTTTTTCAGATACAAAAGGAGGCTGATCAGGGATAGCTTTTCCTTTGGTCATGGCATTATTAAAAGCTTCAACTAGTGATAAATCTTTAGTTTCTTTAGCTTCCTTCCTGGCTGCCTTTATTGCCTTTCCAATATTGATCAATCCCTTTATCTGACTCTTCATATTCTCAAGTTCTTCAACGCTGATTTCTCCAAGACTTTTTTTGTTTAGGGATTCAAGCTTCTTCTGTGTAATCCCGAGTTCTTTTGCTGTCAGATCCCCGGCTATAACCTTATCTATTTCTCTTTTAACTATGGTTATATCAGTCCTGAAATGAGGATCGACTGTTTTTCTCAGGCTTTCAATAATCAATCTCTGTTCAATTGCTACAGTAGTAGGGATAGGTCTTGATATATATTTCCCTAAATCCCTTATGTGCTGTTTCAGTTTTCTCTTGGAATCCCTATCTTTATAGTGTTTATTCCGCTCATCCTTGGTTTTTTTGATTGCTGCCTTTACTGCTTCACTTCTAGTTCTGGCAAATTCTTTAGTGAGCTTTTTTATCTGATCATTATCATCTCTGATAACTTTTTCAGATTCGGCAAGAATAATGTCAATTTCTTCAAGAGTCAAAGATCCGTCTCTAACCTTGCCCTGTAATCTTACATCTTCCAGTTCTCTTAATATCTTATATCTATTCTTAGCGAAAGGTTCGGGTCTTTTCATTTCATCGACTATTTCGAATTCTCTGGCAAATTCTCTTTCTTTCTGTAATTTCTTTAGTTCTGTTTTATCGCCCCCAAATTCTCCTACAAACTCCCGCATCTTCGCCGGATTGTTCTTATAGATCTTCCTGATTAAAACTATCTGAGAATCGTTTATTGTTTTCTTTGTTTTGTATCTTTCTGCCTGTGCAACTAAGCTTACCGGAACTCCTGCATCTCTGGCTTTCTTTACATTTTTTGACATTGCTATTATCGAATCAATAATATATCTATCTGTGAGTTTTTTAATCCATCGTTTATTGCCTTCGTTTATATCTATTGTAGATATCTGCTGTCTGGCTATTTCGTAGAAATTCTCTAACCATTTATCCCCTATGTCCTGAGTCCCGAATACCGCTTCATCCTTAAATTCTTCATAAGTATCAAAGCCTTGAGCCATTTCTGTAAGCCAGTCAAAATCAGAAAGCATTTCAGCATTATCCTTTCTTCTCTCTATTTCATCGACCGCCCATTTTTCATCAGGAAATTGCTTAAGTATTTTTATAGGAACATCATATCCTTTATTTACAGCTTCTTTTATCTTTTTAACATATTCATCTTTATCCGGCTGGAAGAGAGCGTTGCGATTTATTGAATTACCGGCATAAAATCTGTCTATCTGGGCTTTCACTTTTGTAAATCCGGCAGAAGAAATAAGATAATCCTTTCGTGTACCATCGGCCAATTCTATCTGAACCTCTCCACGGTCAACTATTTTCCTGATTTGTTTATATTGTTCTGGAGTCGGTAATGCCCCTAGATCAGCAAATCCATTTCTGGCATCCACACGGGCTCCACCCATATCAAGAAATACTTCTATTGCTGTATGTATTTCTGAATGAAATACGAATCTTCTTCCTGCCAGATAATCTCTGCCAGTTGCCACATAGCGATCTCCCTCTTTAATATAACCCTCTGAACCCTTTCTTCCGGTAAAGTCCAGCATACGACCATCAGGAAGCACATAACCGGCTTCATTTATGTCTTCAGTTAAGCCAAAGTCTTCAATTGACTGATTAAGATCCTTCTCCGGCATTGAATCAAATTTCTTATCTGTCTGAAAAAGTTTACCTTCGGCATTCTCTCTTGTAATCTCAACTGTTGTTCCATCATTTAAATCTTTCAGCCTTTCTTCCGATAAAAGGCCATCGAACAGCATTTTCATTTCTTTTGTGATATGTGGTGATTCCCGGAAAGAAATATAGATTTTTCTCATGTATTCGGCAAATTTCTGGAAAATGGATTTCATTCCTTCCTGATCCGTCTTCCCTTCCCATATGTAATTCTCAAAACCTTCAGCAAAAACTTCTTCCATAGAATTAGTCCATTCTCCGGTTTCTAATAATTCTATTTCTTTTTTTACTTTGGTTATACCTAAACGATCTTCTAACAGTTCGGCCTGTGCTAAATTTGAAATCAGTTGTTTTCTTGCTTCTTTTGTAGCCCATCCTGAAGCTACATTTAATTCCTGTTCAGTTAATTCTCTTCTGAAAATGTGAGCTAATTCATGAACCCATGAAGAGAAATCAGAAGTGTCTTTTACAAAAAGCATTGCCCTGCCTTCGTCTGCAAAGTCAACACCCGCCTTATGCTTATTTCCCAGAACATCTATACTATCCCCAGGTTTTGCAAAAATATCTTCTACAAAGGTATCTTTAATATATTTTACCGGTGAAACATCAAGTCTATTTGCTCTCAGTGATACGAGCTCCACAGCCCCTTCGATCTCCTGCGGTGTCATTACCGGAAAATTCTCTTTTAATTTTCTGCTAAATTCTTTACCCTGTTTAGTCTTAATAAAATCACCCTTTATTTTTTCTATAGGGTTGGCATCTCTAAATTCCTGAGAATCCATTTCAAATTCCGGTTTAGGATCTGTTTTCAGTAAAGTTGATTTCTCTTCCTGAATTCTTTCTATGGAAGTTATGCCGGTATCAAGATCTATCTGGGCAAATTCAAGATCTTCCTTGAGATCATCTAATCTCTCTAATAGTTCAAGCTTCTCTTCGTTATCTTCTGTCGATTCAATGGCCGATTGAATAGTCTGTATTTGAGAATCAACATCCTCAATGAAAGCTTCAGATGTTTCTATTTCTGTCTGAAGATCATCAATTATCTTATTATATTCTTTTATTACCGGATCTCTATCTTGCAGAGTTCTGCCTAAAAGATCTTCAGGAGAAATCTCTGTAGGTTCCACAATTATCTTGTCAGGGAATTTCTCTCTTATGGCATCCATCATATCATCTGCCACCTCTATATCAATCCCTTCTTCCAGATTTATTTCATCTATTAAAATATTGTCTTCTTCATCAAAGGTATAATCTATATTCCCCAGAGAAGATCCATCTTCTGCCCGAGCTTTAACTGCTTCTTCACTCACGGTAAATACCGGTTTCTTAAGTTCTCTGGAATCTTCTTCTCTTGACCATACTTCTAC